ATGCGAATGTCTCAAGCGACTGCCCGGCGGAGGTGAATGTCGGTGCTCCGGTTTTAATAGCCTCGAACAAATCCGTCATGCCGGTATTTGTGGACGATATGGTTTTTGCGAGAACATCATTCATCCGGCTAAAATTCTTTTGGAGTTGGATTGTATCCTCAGCCATAAAATTGAATGCGCCAAGACTATCTGCGGCCATGCTGGTTGCCTCTGATAAATCAACCTGGCTGACCGTGGCCAAATCGACTACACCCGGGAGAGAGGCCATTGCTTGACCGGCATTGAATCCGGCAAGAGCTAAGAAATCCAATCCTTCGGCTGCTTGCGCCGCCGTGAATTGAGTAGCAGCCCCAACATCGCGCGCGGTTTTACCGAGCTGCTTTAGAATTTCCTGTCCTTCTTTCGTGGCGAGATTGAGACCTTTGAATTTGGCTGATGCCGATTTAATGGCCTGATCGAAATTAATATATTCTCTGGCTACCAATCCGGTAACGACGCCAAGCGCCGCGATTCCTATCATCGCCACGCGCTTGACGACTCTACTTAAGCCCTCCAGGTTTTTGGAAATGCCTTTTGCGACTTTGGTGGTATGGTCGAAGCCCTTAAAAATTGTCGATATGGTAAAAGTATTAGCCACGTTTCTGCTTACTCCTGACGGACTTCGCCTCTTCCCGGCAAATCAGTTCATGTCCGCGATACCAGAATCGCAATCGGGATAAAGGCATCGACCATATTTCTGACTCTGTGAATCCTGTGAAACGCCCGGCCACACTATAGAGCATTAAATCAAGCGGGGCGGGCATTAGAAAAAAAGCGAGACAAGCGCCCCCATAGTCGAGACATCGCGCGATGCCATGCGATTAACAATCCCGATGGGCTGGTCACATAGTCGGGAAGCAAGATGCAGCGTCCTTGCCATTGCCTCGCTTTCCTTATATTTGTCCATGACCTTGAGATCCTCAGCGTTCGGCTCATGGAAGACAAGCTCCTCGATCATGCCGCCCGGCGCTTTCTCGGATTCAATGGGCTTTATAAGCTGGAGTCTGACAACGCAGTTTTCCTCATCCGGTATGATGCGCCCCTTTTGCAGTCCGAATAGCAACCGTCTTTTGGATGTTTCAAACGCCTCGCCTTCCGGGTTCACTTCCCACAAATCGATGATCCGCTGCAATTCCTGCTCGGCAACTTCCCTGCTCATTATCTCGCTCATATCTGCTCCAGTTTGGTACCCATGAGCTCGAGGGCGATTGTACCGTCACCGGTAGCCTTTTTCACCTCACCGGTGATTGCGAGACTGCCGGAATATACGATTCCGCTTGCCAGCGTCATCGTCACCGGATTCTCCGAGCCCTCGTTCTGTTTCTCCTGGAGATATTCCAGGTCCTGACGGGTATCGTCTGCAAGTATGGGCAGATCGGTTATGGCGGCCACCTTACGCCTTTGCGTGATGCTCACCTGGCCGTTACCGGCCGGGACCGCTTCGTTTTGGAAACCCCCGATATCCACATTGACGTTGGCATCGCCGCCTTTCACCTCGAATTCACGTCCGGCATAGGTGAATTGCCGGATATCGCCTGCTCTTACGCTCATATAACCCTCCTTATGCGCTCACTGGCGCATAGAAACTCCACTGGATTTTACCGGCGATGATCTTAAGCCCTGCGGCCAATACGTCGGGTATCAAAAGATTGATCCTGCCGGGATTCCCACTGTCGATCTCTGCTATGATCCCGGCGACCACGGCATTACGCTCTTTGGTCAGGGCTTTGGCAACCCAGAGCTCATCGACCAATCGGATCGCATATGCCTTGACCGTTTTGGGTCTGATCGCATAGCTCACACCGGTAACGGCCGCATCGTCAACGACGATTGCCGAGATGAAGGGCTCGCCGAGAAAAAGCTGCTCGACCGAGTAGATTTTCGCCTGGATGTTGCTAACGGTTTCGGTCCAGCGCCAGGAGTCGTCATCCGCCCCGAGATCGTTTAGCGTGCGAGTAGTTGCGAGAGCATCGACGTAGACCGTGCCATCGGAACCTATGCGAAATGTGGATCCGCCCGCCTTGATCACCTGGTCCCGCTGTGCATAGGTCCATTTCTCATCTGCGGTTCCATGCAGAATTCCGGGCAGATAGCCACGATACGGTACGCCCGGGCGCGATTGCCAATTGGCAGCCGCCACCCCTGCGACAGATGCCGCAATTTCTCCGGACAGATTCGGGCTTCCCTCCACAGGCATAGCCGTGGTCCATATGCTGTTGCGGGTATCGAGAAATGTCAGGAAATTGGCCAGTGTATCGACGTAGCCGCAGATCCCGATGAAAGGCCGTTTCACAAGCGGATGAATCCGGGCATCTCCGGCCTCTTCCAGATCGTCGAGCTGGTCATCTGCGGTATAGGGATTTGCGATGATCGTATACCAGGTATCGCCGAGAGCTGCCAGTGCCGTTGCAATGTCGGGATCGGTTGCGCCGCTGGCCATATCTGTGATCACGACTGTCACGCCGGCGGGTTCGTTCAGCTCCTCGGTATCGCCTCCGAGATCGATCTCGATTGTGATGCCGTTGGCCGTGAGTCCCTTCCATTTGCTGGTTATAACCACATCCCCGGAGTCGGCGGCCGCAGTTACCGGTAGATTTACATTTGCGGTTATGGCATCCGCTATCGCCTCGGCGATCACATCGAAAGTATCATCCTTCGCCACCGAGACCCGCACGAGCTTGCCCGCGATGTACAGGCTGATCGTTCCGGATCCTGTTGCCGTCCCCGTCACCGTGATCAAGCCGCTAGCTTCTACCGCTGCGATAGCATCCGGCACCGGCAGCGCGTATAGAGGCACGGTAGCCCGTCCTCGATCTGCGGCCATGGCCATGATGTGCAACATGCTCCCAAGGCCGTACAGATCCGCTGCCTGATCCGCTCCGCCGCTCAAAAGCTTGGGGCAATTATCAGTCGGTGTTTTACCCGAATTGTATTGCCCGATGAGTAGGATTATTTGCGGGATTAAAAGGCTTCCGAGAGATCCTCGGATAGCCTTCTGCTCGACAAACACGCCGGGAGCGGCCGCATTCGTCGGGACAAATTCGAAATTGACATTGTTCACGTTCCACCTCCATATGAGTAATAAGCATCGAACATGCCGGCATCGACCCGAAGTTCTTCAAGGCTGACTGTCGCAATATCCTCGGGCTGCCAGGCATACTCGATTGACATGGTCCACCGCCCGCCGACAATCTGCTCCTCCGGCATTTTTGTATCAGTCTGGAATAGCTGAAAGCGCGGCCATCGCTTGCGTGCGATAATACCGGGCGAAAATCCGAAATCGGCATTGATCAGTTTGTACAGCCCGTACTTGACCTGGTGCTTGAGATAATAGAGCCGCAGCATCGCATTTTGATCTGATGGCGCACCCTCGGCCTCGACTCCCCGCGTATAACAATCGATATTGATCTCTGCCGTTTCCTGTTCGCAGGTTTTTGTCGATGTGCCCCCTTCCTCGGGCGTCAGCGTGTCGAGCCAGATATTGACAAGGGGGAGTTGTTTGAGTCCCGGCGGCCGGAGTTGATCGCGGACTGTATTGAACGCGACCGACGCCTGGATCGCTTTTTGCTCAGCGCTGAAAGCGACAAGAGCTGCGACCATTTTGTCGATGATCAAATCTTCTAAGCTGCGATCAATTACCGATGCCATCTATATCCTCAGTATCAACATGGCCGCTCCATGCGTGCGGTCAAGCGCGGCATAATTTATTTTTCCAGTGACCAAAGCCCCGGTCACATCCGTTGTCTGCACCGTCCAGCCCTCCTCGGGTGTTACGCCCTCTCCGAGCTCGCCGATACGAATCAGGACCGTGGAGCGATTCCCCGGAATTGTCGCGCCTGTGTTCGGATCAATATCCACACCGATCCTGAAATACAGGCATTTAACGGGGTATTCGTTTTCCTCCAGATCGATAAGCGTCGCATCTATCCCGTCCTCATCCAGGATTTCGCCCAAGTCCGACTCGGCCAGCTCGCGGATGTTCAACCGCCCGCTTCCTTGATCGCGGCGATCAATTCATCCTTTTTCATGGACCCATCCAGCTCAAGCCCGAACGATTCCGCGAATTCGATAAGTTCCGCCTTGGTCATATCCTCCAGATCGTCGCTCGGCTCTTCGAGTTCTTTGGGTTCTTTGGGTTCTTCGGGTTCTTCGGGATGTACGAACTCATTGCGCTCCTTGCCCGAGACGATGCTCTTATCCCGGATGAGTGAGTCGAAGGATTTTTGATCGATGCCAAGATCGGCCGCCGGGAAGCGATGTCCCGGCGGAAAATGTTGACCCTTGAAATTGACGGTCACGCCCTTATTGACGTAATGATCGTTATCTACGTTCACGGTTCCCTCCTTTAGGTATCCACATTGACCAGGGTGCCGATGGTATCAATGGCCGTCGGGACTACCAATGGGGCGCTCTGCACACCCACCATGAGTGCATTGGGCGGTCTCTCATAAGCGAAGGGCATGAACTCACCCGGCACAAACTCGGGCATCCGGGGAAGGCCGCGCGATGCATATTCCGCTACATATTGCGGGAGTAGTTCGACCGCACCGAAAGCTTTGGTCAGGTATGCCTGGCGGTTCATCACAATCACCGTGTCGGTGGTCATATAGGGAACGGCGCAATTGCTGGAATCCATGTAGAAATCGTTGTAGGTGAACATATCGAATTGGTAATCGCCGATCCATACGCGGCCCTGGAACGTTGCCCCCTTGGGGATTTCGGTGGGATCGATTTTACCCGCCTCGATACGCCGATTGTCCAGATAAGCGATCACGGCAGCATTGGTAAGAAATGCGGTCCATGCGGATTCACCGAAAATGATAGTATTCGGTTTCATTTTTCCGTCATGGAAAAGCGTGTCGCTCAATCCCTGAATATCAGTTAATGGATTTCCCCCGGCATCCCATTTTGTTGCCGGCGTGACCGCGTGCGAGGCTTTCTTACCGAAATCCAGACTCTCGGTATTGATCAGCGTGATCGTACCGGATTGAAGAGCCTCGGCCGCCATGCGCTCGATCTCGCGTATAATTTTTAAGGTCTGTTCACGCTGAGCATTCGTCGCGTGATAAGCAAGAATGGCTGAACGATCCAGAGTATCGGTATTATTCATTCCTGCAATCCGCTTGATGATCTGTTGCGCCGTGAGCGGAGTCTCCTCCCAGTAAAGCGGAACCTTGTATTCGTGCGTGGTGAACACGCCCGTTATATTCGAGTTCCCGATTCCCGCTCCTCGGATTACATCGACGGCGACGCGGCGGGCATCCCGGATCACATCGACATCAACGCGCTCGCTGGTACTGACAACAAGCTCGCTCGGGTTTTTCCCGAAAAAGCTTGACAAGAACAACGGCTTCATCTGAGTGGTTACCCGCTCATCGTAGGCCGCCATCATTACTCGCATAAAAAGATCCATGGGATCCCTCCTTTACGTATTATCGTAGAGCTCGAGGTCCGAGCCCGTCACGGCGACTATGCCGTTTGCCTTGAGACTGTCGTCATGTGAAAGACCCGTAGCGGCGACCAGAGTTGCCAGTGTATCAGTGCTGCCGAATATGAGCTTACCGCCGTTGACCACGCCTGCCTTGAGGACCTCCTGATCGGTGACATCCGCTGAGCCGGTGTCGGTTTCTTTCAGCAATACGAAGCGAGCAGTCTCCGATCCGTCCCCGTTGCCGATTGCGGTAAGCTTGAGCTTTCCGCTTGCCGTAACCGTGCCCAATACCGATCCTGCGGCGAGAACGCCCTGGCTGGCGAGAATCGTTTTGCCCGTGGCCTTGTATACCGCTCCGATTACAAGCGGCGTGCTGTCCTGATAGGTGTTTGTAGGATTAGCCATTCCGTTTCCTCCTTATGCCGGCAGACGTGCCAGGGTCGCCTTGATCTTGGCATCGTCGATTTCGTCGCCCTCTCCGCTTCCGGTTGTCGTTTGCCCGGTATGGACCTGCGGCGGATTCTCCAGGCTCTTTTCTCCCGGCTGAGAGCTTTTTTTGATCGCGGCCATGAGCTGCGGCATCACGTCCTCGGCGCTCTCGCCGGAAACGATTGCCTTCGCCACGATTTCCGTGCAAACCGGATCGCTATCGGCCCATGCCTGAAGCTTGGCGATCCGCTTCCTTTCCTTCTGCACCCCGATTTCTTCGATAGCCGCGTAGCACTCGGGGTGCTCCTTGAGCAATTCAGTAGGGGTCATAATAGTTCCCCTCCCAGTTTTGGATTTCCCATCCGCTTTCGCGGCGGTATCTCCGGCAACGCCGGCGTTTATGTCTTCAGATTCGATTTCTATATCCGGTTCCGCTTCGGTCGGCTCCGCCATCCCATCGATGCGATCAATCATGCCTGCCTTTTTCGCGTCTATAGCAATGACCAATCCGCCTTGGCCGAAATCGGAATTGATTTTCTCAATACTGACGTTACGGCCCTCGGCTACGCGCCCCGCGAAAACCGCATGTAGATCGTCCAATTCTTTCTGCCACACGGCCTGGCCCTCTTTTGTAGTCGGCTGATAGGCTGCTTTTTTCGCCGGGGCATCCGTACTTCCGATGAGAACAATATCGACTCCGATCTCTTTCCATGCGCGGGTATCGTCCATGAGTTCCGCGATCACGCCGATGGAGCCAAATGCGGCAGCTGGAGAAGTGGCCATGATGTTGTTTGCCTGCGAAGCGATCCAGTATGCGCCAGAGGCTGCAAGATTATCGACGCGGGCCTCCGTGGGTTTTGTAGCGTTTTTCACAGCTTGAGCGGCAACATCGACACCATCGACCGATCCTCCGGGGCTATTGATATCGAGTACGATGGTTTTAACCATCGGATCTGCATCGGCCTGACCCACTGCGAGGGCTATCTCATCATATGTGAGAGACGGCGCGCTGCCGAAAATCATTGCCCAAAAACTACGTTTACGTGAG